CGCAGCGGCGTGTGATCGCGTTCGCGCCGAGGCGCCGGCGACGGTGGCCGCTGCGCCGGACAGGCCGGCGAGCCATAGCAGCGAGTCGTAGGTCCTGATCGGCCCCGCGTCGTAGGTCGAGATGACGCCGTCGCCGACGTAGGTCAGCGTCGATGAGGTCGCGTGCGCCGCCGCGTGCGCCGCGACGCCCGCCACACCGGCACCGGCAGCGATCAGCGCGCCGCTCGCGGCGTGCGGCGTGAAGTTGCTGGCGCTCGCCGCCAATGAGCTGAGCGCGCCGGGCAGCGCACCGCTGCTCAGGTGCAGAGGTCGGTGCACGGCGCTGCCGGCCAGCGCGGCCGCAGGCCCCACAAGCGATCCGGCGCCGAGATGCGCCCGGGTGCGAGCCGATGCCCCCGCCACGCTCGCCGACGGCCCCGTCAGAGCTCCCGCAGCGGCGTGCGCCCTGTGGCGGCGTGCGCTGCCCGCGAGCGCGCTGAGCGGGCCCACCAAGGCCCCCGCGGTGGCGTGCGATCTGAACCGCCGCGCGCTGCTCGCCAGCAGGGAACCCGCGCCGACCAACCCGGCGTCCCACAGGGTCGAGTCGTAGGTCCTCGCCGGCCCCGCGTCGTAGGTGGTGATCGCGGCGCCGCCGGCGTAGGTCAACCCCGACGAGGTCGCGTGCAGCGCGACGTGCGCCGCGCTGCCGGCCACCCCAGCACCGGCACCGCTCAGCGCGCCGCTGGTGTCATGGGTGAGCGTCGGCGCGGCCTCGAAGAACCCGTTCGCGACCGCCGGCGCGGCGTCGCTGCCTAACCGGCTGCGGACAAGATCGGCCGCCCGAAGCCGTGCGCTCGGCGCGCGGCGAAAGACGTTCGCAGCCACGGAGCCTAGCCGTTGATGACTTCGGCCACCAGTTCAAAGATGCCGGTGGCGGTGCCGTCAGGCTGCACGATCGCCATCAGCGCCGAGGTGTCAAAAATCACAGGCATCCCGGTCTTCAAAAAGTCATGCGTGTCGCCGCTGTTGGCCACGATCACCCGGCCCGACCACAGCCGGCGCAAGACCAGCACGTTGAAGGTGCCGACCGTCGCGACCGTGCCGGTCACCGAATCGATCTTTTGCACGCCGGTGTCGCCGCTTTGCAGCGGGAGCTGCACCATGCGGGCGACGATGGGGGCGACGCCCGTGGCGATGGCGCCGGTGGTGCGGGCCGCGCCGGACTGGTTGGTGTAGGTCACGGCAACCGTCTGGAGCCCGGTGAAGGCGGTGACGCACTCAACCCAGATTTCGGTGTTGGTGAAGTCGGTGCCGCCCAGCACGCGGCCCGAATAGCTGGGCTGCGAGGCCAGCGTGACCGCCGCGTTGAATGGGTAAGCCCCGCCCTTCCACAGGCAGTCGAACAGCGTGATGCGGCTGGCCACTGAGGAGCCGAAGGTGATGTTGGAGATGTAGCCGGTCGAGCCCCCCGCGAAGGTGTTGATGCCGGGGCACCCGGCGGTCGCATCGGTGGGCACCACGCCGGCCGTCGTCGATGTCCCCGCCAGCACGCCCGCGCCGGGGTTGCCTGCGGCGGCCAAGACCTGGGTCGGCATCACCGCCACAGCGGTCACCGAGGCGGTCTTGATGATGCCCACGCGCTGGCTGGCCGCGGCGATGTATTGGTCGAGGGTTGTGATGGCCATCAGTTTTCCAGGAGCCAGGTGCTGGCGTCATTGATCCGCGCGGAAAAGTCGGCCAGCTCGGCGGGGCTGCGCCAGTCGGTCTGCACGCGCACGAAGGCCGCGCCGGTGCCGGTGTCGGCGACGATGGCGAAGCGCTCCACGCCCAGCGCGTCCACCTCAGCGTCGGTGCGGCGCACGCCGATGTCGCTGACCCCCAGCTCGACCATCAGGCGCTCAGCGCGGTGTAGGTCAACGACGAGCAGGAAACGGTGTCGCCGGCCGCGACGACCAGGCCGTTGGTCATGTTGATGTCGGAGGCCGAGGCGGCCACCGCGCAGTGGATCACCACCACCGCGGCGCTCGTTTGCAGCGTGGCGGTGGCGACGGAGCCTGCGTTGCCGGCGGCGTTGGTGTCGCTGGTGATGGCCGCGGCGGTGGCCGTGCCGGTGGCCGAGGCCCCGAAGGCGGTGACGCTCAAGCTGAGCGTGGCCACGATGGCGCCGGGCGCTGCGACCGTGCCGGTGAGCCGGAAGGCCAGCTTGCCGGACGCGCCGATGAGCGCCGTGACGGCGTCGGTGGCGGCGTTGCGCGCCGCGGTGGTGTGGGTGACGGCCATGGTCTAGTCCTTAGGTGTGGTTTCGGGGTCGGTGGGGGGGATGCCGAGCGCCTCGGCTTGTTCGACGTTGATGCGCCCGACGAGCTGGTGCTCCTCGACCTGGCCGTCCTTGCGGGTGACCTGCACGGTGAAGCTGAGCTCGCCGACTTGGCCCATGAGTGTTGACATGCGTTACTCCGTCACGACGCCGACGACGGCGCCAGATTCATCACGCACCACGCGCTTGGGCGCGGTGAGCTTGTCCACAATGGACGCCATCGTCATCAGCAGCTGCTGCTGCTTGACCTCACCCGACTCGGTCTCGGGCGTGCCAAACAGGCGCATGCGCTCCATCTGCAGCTCCAGCGCGCGGTCCTGGTCGAGCTGTATCGCGGCGAACGCCTCGGGGCTGCCCAGCACCTTCATGCGCTCGATCTGCAGCTGCAGCATCCGGTCTTGCTCGCGCTGCTCGGCCTCGAAGGCCATCTTGCCCTCGGCCAGGCTCGCCGCCATCTGCGCCTTGAGCTGCTCGAGCTCGGCTTGCTGCTGCAACTCGAGCTGCTTTTGCCGTGCCTCGTACTCCTGGCGGTTCTGGTCGACCTGCATCCTCATCTGGATGTCGGCCTGGAACTTCTGCTGGTCCTGCTGGGCCTTGAACTGCAGCTCGGCCATCGACTGCTGCGCCTTGAGCTGGTCAGGGCTGGGCTGGGGCTGGGGCGGCGGCACAGTGGACGGGTCGGTCCAGAACTCACCCGGGTTCAAGAATCCGGCGTTCTCGGCCAACCTCGCCTGCAAGTTGTAGACGTTGCTGGGGCTGAGCAGCTGCGCGGCGAACGGGCTCTGGGCGACCATCGCCTGCGACTGCGCCATCTGCGCCAGGTAGGCGCTTTGCTGGGCCCGATCGCCCGTGCCGATGCCCACATGGATGCTCATGTCGTACTGGTCGCGCCAGCCCTGCGGGTCGACCTCGACGAAGCTGCCGTTGACCCTAAAGGCGAGCTTGTCCAGGCAGTAGTCGTTGAGCGTCTTGTAGATGCCCAGGAAGAGCGGCGCCACCAGCGCCTCGGCCATCAGGCGAGCCATCAGCTTCATGCGCTTGGCCGAGGCGTCCATGATCCGGTTGACGCCGGTGGCGGTCTGGTTGAGGCTCTCGCCGTCCAGGCCCTGCGAGTAGCGCGTGAAGCCGGTCCTGTTTTCTCGGGCGGCGTTGAGCGACTCGAGCATGGGCATCGCCTCGATGCCCTGCCAGCGCTCGGTGTAGGGACGCACGGCACCCGAGGCGCGCTCGCGGATGATGCCGCCCGGCCTGCGGTTGAGCAGGTCGTCGATGTTGGCCAGCGGGTTGCCCTGGGCGTCGGTGAGCACCACCGTCTCCTGGTTGTTGGCCAGGTACAGGTTGTCGAGCTGCTGGCGCAGCACCTCGGTGCCGATCCTCTGAAAATCGCTCACAAGGTCGGCCACGCTCAGCCCGTCAAAGCGGTGGCTGAGCACATACGGCGTCCAGGCCGCGATGGGCACATGCGAGCACTCGTAGTTCTCGAGGATCTTTCTGCCCAGGCGGACGATCTTCCTGCGCTCGGCGATGCCGTCGCCGTCGTAGTCCACCAGGACGTACTCCTCGCGCAGCCAGCCGCGCGTCATGGAGTCGTCGACGCTGGCGTCGTCTTGCTTCCACCAGCCCCAGTTGCCGCCCTGCACGCGCAGGTCGCGGTCCTCGGCGTCGTCCTCGTTTTGCGCGGCGCGCACGTCGTCGACGCTCACGTCGTAGCCCATCTGGCGGATGTCCGACAGCGTCTTGTGCACGACGTGCGCGACGTAGGGGCAGTCGTCGAGCAGCACCGAGTCGTGGCGCCGGGACACCTGCAGCTCGTCGGGCGGGATGGCCACCACGCGCACCGTGCCGCGCTTTTCGACCGTCTTGATCTTGACCGTGAAGCGCGGCGCGCCGGGCTCCTCGCCGGGGGTCGGGGCGACCGGCTCCTGCTCGATCACCTCCGCGGTGGGGTTGGCGGCGATGAACGCCGCGAGCTGCATCTCGTCGACCGCGCGGTAGGTCTGGAAGGTCGGCGTGCGGCGCATGTCCCAGTACCACTTGACCGCGCCCACCTTCAAGAGCAGCGCGTCCTTGGCGGCCGTGTACAGCACCAGGAAACCGTTGTTCTGCTTGTAGAAGACGTGGTTGCAGGCTTGCGTGGCCTGCTTGGCGCCTTGCTCGTCCTCGGGGCCGATGGGGTCGAACTGCACGGCCTTGTCGGTCGACGTGAAGACCTCGATCAGGTCCGGCAGCATGCCCTCGACGCAATCGAAAACCTCGGAGCTCACCACCTGCGAGCGGCCCTCCTCCTCGTTGCCGTAGGCCGTGCGCATGTACTCCTTGGTGGCGCGCACCCGGTCCGGCGAGAGGTTGGTGTTTTGGTGCTGGTAGGCGGCTTGCTGCTCGGTGTCGAGAAAGCGCAGCAGGTCGGTGTCGTTCATCTTCGTCATGCTGTGCGCCTGTTTCGATACACGATTTCCGTACCTCCGCCCCACGACTCGTTGCTCATCTGCGGCTCGGCCACCGCCAAATAGCGGAAGGCGTCAGCGTCGTGGCTGGCGTCGTCATGCAGCGGCGCGCCAAACGATCCGGTGCGCGCGTTCATCGCCCGTCGGTAGCGCTTGAGTGAGTCCATCAGGCCCCGCGTTGAGGTTTTGTCGAAGTAGCAGCGCGCAAACATCAGCCGCGCGGCCTGGATGCCCTGCTCGGGGTCGAGCCTGGCGCCGATCTGCACGCTGCGCCCCAGCGCGCTCACGATCTCGGCCGCGCTGCGCCCGGTCTGGATGCTCTTGCTCGCGCCGTCATGGGGCAGGAAGTCGCATCCCCACTGGTAGGGCAGCGCCTTGAGGTCCTGGACGTAGTCGGCCAGCGTGCGCTGGGAGCCGCTGATGTGGCCGATGATGCGGACCTCGCTGGCCGCCCGTTGCACCAGCAGGATCGAGGTGTCGTCGTTCCAGCCCAGGTCCCACACGGTGTGCGTCTTGAGCAGCGGGTCGTGCGGGACCTCGCGGATGCGCCCCGCGGCCAGCGCCGCCGACAGCTCGTTGCCGTAGATCGCGCCTTCGACTGCTGGGCGGCACTCGCCCTCCCAGATCGTGCGGTAGGCCACCGGGTCGCGGCGCTCGAGGTCGCGGCGCTCGTCGTCGAGGACAGCCGGGAACCACGGGTTGTCGGACCAGTTGACCTTGCACACCCAGGCCCCTGCGGGCGGGTTCAGCACAAAGCGCTCGTAGGTCTCGTCGCTGTCTAGCTCGGGGTTGAAGGTGATCCAGATCTCCGAGCCGGGCTTGCGAATCGTCGGCGTCAGCACGTCCCAGGACTTCTTGCCGATCACGCCGGCCTCCTCGGCCCACACGATGTCGACGCCCTCCCAGCTCTTGAGGTTGCTGATGCCCTGCTGGCGCAGGCCGGCGAAGTTGATCTGCGAGCCGTTGAGCCCGCGGATCTCGGTCTCCAGCACCTGCCAGAACGAGCCCAGCCCCAGCGCCTCGATCTGATCGGCGAGCAGCTGGTGCACCGACTGCGTGATCGAGGTCTGCGTCTCGCGGGCGCACAAGATACGCATCGGCCGGCTGGCGCCAAGCACCAGCAGCGCGCGCGCCACCGACCAGGACTTCGCCCCGCCCCGGCCGCCGTACAGCACCCTGTAGCGGGCGCGCTCTTGCAGCAAGGGGCGCAACTTCTCGGGGAACTCGATCACCTAAAGCTAATCTGCAGCGAGTGCTCCACCGCGCCGCCACCCTCGCCGGTGAGCGTCATCGCGGTGAGCTTGGGGTGAACATACGGGGCCGCGGCCTGCGCCGCCGTGAGGCGATCGCGCGCATCTGACTCCGGGGCGCGCATCACGCCCAGCATGTACTCGAGCGGCGTGATGCCGCCCTGCGATGCCATCGCCACTTGCTCAGCGGTGCGCCGGTTGGCGATGCCAGGCTTGCGGCCGGCACCTGGGCGAGCGCCGCCCTTTGATTTGGTTGAAAGTTTTTCAAGCATGGTTGACTCCTCTTGCGAGGTTCGGTCGTTGATAGGTGCCAGCGCCCGCCGCCCGCTCGCTACGGGAACGCCGCGCGGCAGCTCGTCATCGCGTCAGCTGGCTGCGGGCCCTTGATGCCGGAGGGCGATCACGCTTGCCGGGTCTTCGGCCTCCCGGCCGGGTGAGGATGGGCGGACACGACCCGTTGGCAACTGCTAGGTGGGTCTGAAGGTCGGCCGCCCAAAAACGAAAAGCCCACCTCTTGGGTGGGCAATCTGGTGACGACGATGCCTCCGCAGGGAAGATCGACTCTATGCGTATACGCTCGTGCTGGCCCGAGCATACATCGCCGGAGAAGTCAATGCAACACCCCCCCGCCGCGCGCCTTCAGCACCAGCAAGTAGTTGAGCGCGACGCTCATGGCGAGCGAGCCCCCGTCGCGTCCGTACTGGCTT